ACTTCGAGAAGTCCCTCCTGGTTTATAATGAGGGAAGCATTACAAAGAGAAAGAATCTTCTCAACAATATCGAGCTTCTTTTCGCTCTGGGTGAGAATAGCATCACAATAAAAGCCCTCGCTTTCGCAGTATTCGTACAGAGCCCCGAAAGATGGCAGATAAAGCTCATTAGAATTGAATTTACTAGGCAGATGAATGTCTGATGTAAGAACTTCAACAAGCCAGGATGCCGGATTTCGTGTAGGGCTCTTTGTCGAGCTCCATCCTGTTCCGTTCCAGGTATAAGCATAACCTTCTGTCATTGCATGAAGCTCATCAATCAGATTCTGAGTTGTATCGCTCGCAATGATTCTGTATGCAACTCTTGTCACTTTGTTAAAAGCTTCTGCATTAAGCGGAGTGCAAGCCACTAAATCTGTAGAGCTCGATTGTGTAGCATCATAGCAATAAGTCTGATACCATAAAAGCTGACAATCCTCCTGACTTCCGCTTTCAGCCTTTGGAGTTTCCTTAACTACCTTGATAGAGATGCTCTTTCCATAACTTTCCGCGCCACTGAAGGTCTTTGTTGCTACATAGCGGATTGTCTTATTTGAGTTTTTTACAAAAGTGTTGTCGGTCGTTCCGGAAAAATAAAACTCGTGCCAGGTTGCGCCGCCATCGTTCGACCAGTATGGGCGGACCACTGCAGTACGCTCTTGCCAGGTTTCGGCATCAGAATTGTATTGTCTTAAACAGCTAAAAGCAATACACACCTGAACTTTCATTGCGTTTTCTGCCGCCTGAACAATTACCGGAACCGCATCCTGACCATAATCATGTTTCAATTCAGCGCCCGCATAAGTTGCACTTACCTTCTGATTTCCATCTGTAATTGTAAGAGCTTCGCCCGGCTGCCTTACTTCTACAAGATTCGAGTTATTTGAATCATAATAAAGCGAGGTTGAATCGAAATTGTTTACACCAGAAATTCCGTTATCATCTTTCTTGATGTTCTCATTTCCGAGTAAAAGCTGAGTGATCTTTTGTGATCCGTATCCGGCTGAAAAAACTGCATTATAATAGCTGTTTACACCATCAGCACCATCTATGCTGTAATATCCATCAGTTACGTTATAAGGCGTATTATAAACAGAGCCCATGATGAACTGAATAGCCTCTCCGAGTGCCTTCTTATTCTTTGCACCTCGGATGAAAGGAAGCTGCTGAGCCTGTTGAGCCATGTTTGCAGCATTGCGCTGGGCCCTTAACATTTCGATCTTTGCTTCTTCTGATTTCTGATTTGCATATATTGCAGCACCTACACCGACACCAACAGCGACAACTGCAACTGTTATGGCAATAGCAACCGCGGCAGCTGTAGAAACAACTCCCGGCACTTTTCGGATATAAAGAACATCATCTTCTGTACAGCAATAATCTCCATCCAGTCTGTTTCCGGCCTTTAATACTATTGAATGTTTGAAATCTAATTCCGGAAAGATGTCTTTGAGTTTTCCATTTGCTTTTAAGGTTGTATTTGAATTTGAAACTGAATCATAGATATAAAAACGTGCCATTAAATAACCTCATAAATTGCTGCAACTTTATAAGCTTTTATCAGGGAGATTCTTCCGCCCTGATTCGTTGTTGAATGAATCATCAGTCTTTCATTCAAAGCGACACCTACATGGAGAGACCCGTTTATATGGAACTCTAACAAAGCGCTGGCTATAATAGAGTCAATAGGGCGGACGTTCATCAGAGGCACAAGTCTCTGAGAAAGTTCTATATCGTGATTTTCATACACAATATCAACGAGCTTTTTGCCGAAACATTTCTCTGCTTCAATGGCCATTCCGTAGCAGTCAAGTCCCGCAAGTGTGCGGCCACCATCCAGATAAGGAACTCCAATCAGATGAGAAACATCGACCTCAATTTTATCTGACATCGCTAAGCGTTCCCCGGATTGATTGAAGTATCATATTTATAAACATTGAAAACCATATTCAAGCGCCCGTCATTTTCCGGAGAAAACTGCAGCTTGTTATCTTCGCCCATTGTGACAGTGCCGTAAAAGTGGCGATAAGAGCGAATAGGCTGAACTGCGCCATTGTTCAAACATCCGACCACTTCGAGCGTATAACGGTGGTCGGCTTTGTCTATCCATTCGACTACCTGATAGTTATCTGTTGCATCAATTTCAAGCTGTCCGCCTTCGCCTTTATTATCTGGCGGAGTGTAGTCAAAATTTGCGGGCTGGTAAGTTTCCGGATTTACATCGCCATAAATAACCGCCTCATTGTTATTTACATAGCGTAGCACTCCGGCAACCGGATGAGAAAGTTTAATAAGATACTGTTTCGCATAGTTTCCGCCATTAAAAAGCAGATTGAATATCTGAGCCCTAGTCATTAAAACACCTCTTCAATTTCCAAGGAAAGAACACGGCTTGTCTGTTTTGTATCTTCCGGAGAAGGCACTGAAACAAACCGGTAAGTCCCGTTACCGATTGCAGCACAAGTGAAAGCGTTTGCGTTCTGTCCGAGTGTATCATTGAACCAGGTCCAGAAGTCGACAAGCTGTGACTTTGTAAGCTTAAGCTTCATTTTATAGGTCATCAGCTTTTTAGTATTTATCTGCCATGACACCTGTCGACCGCTCATAAAAGAAGTGGTTTCGGTGTTCGGCTTCGGCTGGTCGTTTCCGGAAAAAAACTTTGTCGGTATATTATTAGGCCATTGTACTACGTTCATATAAACTCCTATTGATATTCAATTCCATTGCGGCGACTTTGAGCAATATCCATGCTCTGATTATATTTGCCCGCCGCCATCTGAGCGTTAACAATCTTGTTTATCATCACAACCATACCATCAGGCGACATCTCTGCAGATGCGCTTACTTCGTTGCTGGCATTGTTTTCAATTGTAACCGGCATATTTACAACCGCGCCACCGCCTCGGCTGTTTGCCATATCCCAGAGGTTTCTCTGCTGTTGAGCGTTCAGGATCATCTCACCGGAATTCACATTTGCCTGAACTCTGTCTCCGGAATAACTACTTCCAGGAACAATTCCACCGGTCGCAAAGCTTGGATTCTTCGGTTTGTTTGCAGTAATGGTTGCTATCTGAATAGCACCAGAAGCGCCAATCAATGCGGCGAGAATCGGTCCGGCGTATGGTCCGCCCTCGGCAAGTGCCTTTGCCACACCCATTGCAACGTTTGCCGTAGCCTGTAAGAGTGAAGCACTCCATTCCCACATCTTAAGTTTATACTCTTCCTGAGCAGCTTTCTTGTCGAGCTCCTTCTTTTTCTCGCAGTATTCCTCATAGGAAATAATTCCGTCTGTGTACTGCTGAGAAAGCGCTGTCATTGCTTCCTCGTTTTCTGCCTCGTTGTTCTGCCTTACCAGGTCGGTGATGCCGTTTGTAATTTCTGCAAAGCGGTCAACGTATCCGGCAATAACATCGGTTATCTCTGCAACCTTATCTTTTGCCGCCTGAGCCTGTTCTTCAAGTTCGCGTTTCTGAACTTCTGTCTGAAGCTCTGCAAGCTGATTTTTCTTTTCTGTCAGCTGAGCATAAGCTTCGCCAGTCTGGTCGAGTGTTGCCATATATTGTGTGAGAACATCTATTTCGTTTCCTATCTGAACAGAGAGCTTTGTGGAATCCTCGCCAAGATAAGACACCGCCTCTTTCGCAATGCCTTCAGCTTCACTCTTAAGCTTTGCAACTTCAGAAGCAAGTTTAACCTTTTCAGAAAGGCTTGCAATCTGATCGCGCTGCTCCTGTTCTCCAGCCCACATTCCGCTCTTTGTCTGGGAACGGTCAAAAACCGGGTCAGAATACATCTTGATATATTGAGCGGTAGCGGCATTGAGTAACAGCTGAGCCTCTTCTTCTTCCGTGATTGTTTCGCCAAGAGCACGACGGGCGGCAATCTGAGCCTGTACGTTTTCAAGAGTGTCGCTGTATTCTTTTCTGAGCTTTTCGCGCTTTTCAAGCCGGTTGTTTTCTTCTTCAATCTGCTTTGCAATAGCTTCCTGGGCTTCAGTTTCTTTTCTGGCAGCTTCTTCCGCCTGAACTCGTTTTTCTACAACAGCCCTATAAGCGTGCTCCGCCTTGTTTGCCTCGGTCTGAAGTCTTTTGACTTTCTCAGTTTCGTCAATGGTGTAGCGGTCCCAGAGCTCCATATTTGTTCTGTCGAATCCCTGTTCTTTTTTGTAGT